ATTTTAACGCATTATAATCACTAAGTCCTAGTCAGTAATCCATTATAATACATAAAATAAGACTAATCCATAAGACCCACTAAAACAAAAATAAGAGAGAGAGAGACAGAGAGACAAGAAAGAGCAAACTTATCCCCCTGCCATAGAATTAAATTATTTATTATTTATAACTTTTTCTTTATTTTACACTGCACAAAGAAAACAAAACAGATTTTTTTAGATTGTTCTGATTCTTTAGTTACTATAACATCATAAGGAGAATGAGAGCCTGCAGTCCGAACAGCTGTAAAACCATTATCTTTAAATAAATTAATAATTTCTCGCTCAAACCTCACACCTCTTATATAGTTTTTATTTGGCATTTTATATTTATTGTAGTCTTGCAATAGGAACGTAAGCTTCATAATTTAAATACTTCATTCTTCTGTCTATTAATCTCATGTAACTTGCCTTTTCAAAATATGGAACATCCATAGTATCAACTTTAACTTTTAATACCATTAACTCAAGCAAGCTTCTAGATTTATCAATATCATAACTTAATTTAAAATCATCATATTCTTCACTCATTTTTTTTGTTTTTTTAAAATTACGTAAGCTATAACTAAAACAATTAAACTATAATTAGCCATGCCAAAGGCTATTAAATAACCCTCTAGAAATGTCATGTTATTAGTTCAAGAATTTCTTTAGCTGTTCTTTCAGTAGAGCCATGAACTAGGCAAAACTCTTTTATTAAGTCTGCCTCGTTCAAGATTTTTAACTTAAAAATCCTCATCCAATTAATTTTCTCTAGTCTAGAAAATTTAGTTCCCATTATCCTTTTCTTATGTATAGCTCAAGCTCTCTAGCAAGCCCAATTAAAACTTTTATCTTGTCTATGTTTGTAAGCTCATCAACATAAATGAGATTACTACTATACTTCTGAGCAATATGCAAAGCTCTTGCTCTCACATCTCTTGATTTTATTTGATATTCATCTGACTCATAAGTATCTTTAGGAGCTTTATCTGCAATATTAACCACAGGAGCTTGAAGATCGTCTTTAGGCATTGGCATAGTATTTTTACAAGCTGGAAAATTATTACAACCTAAAAACTGACCTGTTGCTCCTTTTCTTACAACCATATCCCCACCACATTTCCCACATTTATTTTCGTTCATCTCCCACACCCCCTTTCATCATCTTCATTAATGTTCACACATTCATCGTTTATATGGTACTCACTATTCCAAGACTTGCCGCAAAGCCAACACAAACACAAACCAATTTCACAGCAATCCTCACATATTGAGTTCTCAGGCGCGTCTTTATGCACGTGTTCACAATTTCCGTTTATGTCTGTTTTTGAGTTTTTGTTTTCCATGACTTATCTAAGAATAACACCTTTATAAATGTTTGTGTCTGTGTCTGTGTGTATCTCTATTTTAAATATTTCTATTTCAATTTTTAAAAAATTTTAAGCTTTAAGAATTGCAAGTAATTCATTAACTTCTTTAAGTTCAGTTTCTAGTCTTTCTTTTCTCACGGTTAAATCAGTAGAAGTAAAAACTCTTTTCACTTCTTGAGTTCCAACTATAGCAACTGTGGTGTCGTTAATTTTTATTTTTTCGGTCATTATTAAAAAATAGTTTTCCAACTATCTCCTATATTTATTTGAGCTCCTGCAACTTGTTTCCAACTATCTCCTATATTTATCTGCATGCCTGTTACTTCTTTCCAAACGTCTCCGATATTCAACTGAAAATTTATACTTTGTGAAAATGGATAAGCTAATCCACTCCCTGAATTATATAAACTTGTGATTTCTGAAGAATTTAAAGTTTTCGTCCACACTCCAACTTCATCTAAAGAGCCTGTGTGTTGATAACTTCCTACTGAGTTCTGAAATAAACTAAAAGTTGTTCCTGCTGTTCCTGTATAAGTTACGGTTGAGTCTGCAACTTCAGACCCATTTATATATAATAATATTTCGTTAGTGGTTGCATTATAAGTCCATGTTACCATGTCAAATTGGTCTGTGTTTGGCGTAATTCCTGTACTCCAAGATTGCATAACATCTTCACTTCTAAAAAAATAAACACTCCCATCAATCCACATCTGAATTCTATTATTATCATTAGCAGAGTCAGACCATCCGACCATGTGGTGATTATTTCCTGTCGTGTCTGAGTCCGACCAATAATTACAGCTAAATGAAGTGTCTGAAGTAGGAAAACCTGAGACAACGCCCTCTGCTGCTCCGCCTGACGCTCTTGTATCCCAACAATCATTAATTTTTCCCGTAACTCCATGTGTTGCATCAGTTACATCTCCTAAATCATTACTACCGTGTGCATCTATAGCGTTTCCGCTTGCCTCGTCTAGTTTATAATAACTAACTAGAGAGTCTATAATTGCCATTTTAAATTAAGCGGTGTATTGAACATAAATTGTCCCTATCGGGAAGCCCGATGCTGCGGGTGGTGTTCCATCTGTGTTATATAAAACTTGTGCGGTGTATTGTGTATCTGCTGAACCATTATCTTGTGTTAATTGTAAACCTACTCCAATATCTGCAGCGTCATTTTTTAAAAAAGCATCATCCACATTAACTGTAACAGTGTCAGTAGCTCCTACCGCAGTAGTGCAGTTTGTGCCGCCTGAAATAGTTAAAGAGTTGCCTTGTGATATAGTTTGATTGCTCCCGCCATCTGCTGTTAAAGTAAAAGTCGTTAATTGGTTTGTGTTTGTGTTGGTGTAGTTATCAGCATGGATAGTTCCTACTGAAGATGTCCAGTCTAGATGTTCATTAGCTACAAAGTTAGTTGTGCTATCGTGGTCTATTCCTGCATCTGCAATACTTATATTTATTTCTTTATCAGGAGATTCTGATAAATTAAAGTCAGCTCCTAAAAAATCTAGAGTAGTTATATCTGCGCCCCCAACTTGTGCGCCATCTTCCTTTAATGTGTTCAAAGTGCCTGAGCCACCGCCGATATTATCATCTACATATTTTTTATTTGCTAAAGCCATATCTTCTGCAGGTGTTGCTGTCGTGCCTGCGCTATGGTCTCCTGATAAATTGGGTATAAACATAGAATTATCGCCTGATGCTATTATGGCGTTTTGTTTCTGTAATAGATTTTCTACATTAGTTTTTCTACCGCTTCCCCTTCCACCCATTTTTAAGTAAAACCTATCGTTTCATTTTTTCTTATAAGTGATTTTTCTTGTGGTTTTAATTGTGTTTTTCTTCCTGTTTGCCTCTGAGTTCTTGCAGTTAATCCCTCTACTACGGGATAATTTGTTTTTATTTCTTTTTCTCCGATCGTTGCCATAAGAAATAGAATTATTTAGACTTTTTAATATTTTTGTTTTTTTCTACTTTTTCAGTTTTGGCATAGTTAGCCTCATAAAATTTCTTTTCTTTAATAAGTAAATCTTCTTTACCTAAAGATTTATATTTTTCTATTCTTTTTAAACAACCCTCTTCACTCATTTTATGTGTTTAAGTTTGTAATAGCTGAAGCTGCATTTATATCTGTCATCAATGCCTCTCCCTCTTCCCAAACTCTAATTTTTTTACCTATACCCACATCTTCTACTACTGCAGAAGTAAGTGGCACAAATGTCTTCCATGTCATAGCTCTCTGTCCTACTACTACTATCGCCTCGTCTGCGTCAACATTTGTGCTTACTATAACCTTTAAACCTAAGATTTCCATAACTACGCCATTTTCCATCTTTCCTGAAGAAAATGCAGGTATACTTGAGCCTTTAGTAAAAATAAGATTAGTTAACATTAACTCGTGGTCGTTTGGTGTTAATAATAAATATGCTCCCTCTGGGTCATATCCATCCTCTCTTATTTTCTTCTTAGCTACTAATAAATCTTTTATTATATTAACATTAGCTTGAGTTCCATTATCCCATGTGA